ATGTGGGCATGGCTGGTCTCCGACACGAACCCGATCCTGCGGCCATAGTCGGAAAGAAGCATCTGGGTGCGTACGAGTTCCTCGTGGATGATCCGACGCTTGCCGCCGTCGTATGAGCCGTTGCCGCGTTTCACATTGTACGCGTTAATCGAGTGGCGTGCCTCGTCGAAGACCAGGATGTCGACGCGCACAGAGCGCTCGCGATCTCCGTACGGAAGCTGCGCTTGCAACAAGGAGTCGAGCCGTTCGGCAACGCGGACCTGACGTAGGGACTCATGCGACAGCTTGAAGTCGTCCTCTGTCCATACCCGCAGACGAGCGCAGTCTTTCAGTCTTTCGAGGAGTGCCCGTTGGAGGATCGCGCCATGACGCTTGTAGGCCGAGCTGATGATCGACGTTGCTCGCGAGTACTTCCTCCCTGCGATTGGATCTTCCCTGAAGCGGGCTGCACCGAGCCTGTCGATCGTTTCGTCCACTGTCGGTCGCATGCGCTCGAAGTAGTTTTCGAGTTCCGAGCTCGGTGGAACAGGGGGACGTGTCGACAAGTGTTCTTCCCTCGCTTGTGTTCAACCTTGGGCCGCCATATCGTACTGAGATACTGGATGGATTTCCTTAGGTTAGTGGGGAACACGTGTAATGGCGAGCATCGATGCGAACGGTCGGCAGGAAGCAAGCGACTTCAATCTCGAGCCGGATCCCCGCGTCTTGCCGATGCTCGGCGAGATCAACATCGACCAGTGGCGCTGTGTCGCGGAGCTCGTCGACAATGCTGTTGACGGATTCCTGAAGGAGAGTCGCGCTGGAAGCTCGATCGCTGGTGCGAAGGTGGATGTCCACTTACCGCAAGCAGACGCTCCGGCCGCAACCCTTCGTATCATCGATAATGGCCCGGGCATGACACCGGACATGCTGGAGCGTGCCGTACGAGCCGGGTGGTCGGGGAACAACCCGATCGACAGCCTTGGCCTTTTTGGGATGGGCTTCAATATCGCTACGGCCCGTCTTGGTTCGGTCACCGAGGTTTGGACAACACGTAAGGGCGAGCGCGAATGGCATGGTCTCCTGATCGATTTCGACAAATTGCGTCTGCAGCGACATTTTCGGACGCCGCGTTTGTCCCGTGCGAAGGCCGATCCTGAGCAGCACGGAACCGAAATCACGATCAAGCAGCTCAAGCCCGAGCAAAGAAAGTGGCTGGCAAAAAACGCGAACCAGACCGCAATGCGCAAACGGCTGGCACAAGCTTATTCATCGATGCTACGACCTCGCGGAACCCCGATCAGTTTTGAGCTCTATTTGAACCACAAACGCGTCGAGGCGAGACGCCATTGTCTATGGAATGAGGATAGGTTGGTGCCAGGTCCTGGCGGTACGACTGTTCCCGGAGTCATTAGGATCAACCACCCGCTCGCTGAACGATTGTACTGTATCAACTGCATGAGTTGGCTCGTCGACGCGGAGGTTGGCGGATCCTGCCCCCACTGCGAAACAGTGAACTCCGTAGTTAAACGCGAGCGGAAGGTAACCGGCTGGCTCGGGATTCAGCGATATCTTGACCAGTCCGAATTTGGGATCGATTTCATTCGCAACGGACGGAAGATTGAGATCGGGAACAAGGATCTATTTTCTTGGAACGATGATGAAAGCGACGAGCGGGAATACCCGATCGATGATCAACGGAACCGCGGGCGCATTGTCGGCGAGATCCATATCGATCACTGCCGGGTTAGCTATGCGAAGGACCGCTTCGACAGAGCTGACCCAACATGGGACGAGATGCACCGAGTCATCCGTGGAGAGGGGCCGCTCCGTCCTGAGAAGGCCAAGGATCTTGGGTATGGCCCGAACGATTCACCGCTCTTTCAACTTTTTAAAGCCTTCCGGCGGACAAGTCCTCAGTCCAAGACGGCAGGCGCTTACGGTCGAATTCTGATCGTGAAGGACAACGTTCGCGCAGTCGAAATGCTCAGCGCCTTCCACGATGGCAATCCTGACTATCAGGACGACAGCAAGTGGTGGGAGTTGGTTGAGGCCGCCGACCGTGAGTTGCTCTACGGAACGATCGGAGGTGGCGCGAGCGGCAAGGAACCCTCGTCTGGCGGCGGTGGAGGACTCCCCCCAGGACTCCTTGGCGGCGAACCATCCGGTGGCACCGCTCCCGAGCCCACCCCAGTTACCCCAACTGCCCCAGTCAAGCCCGCGCCGCCGCCGCGCCGCGAATCGCCACTCCTTAGCCGCCGCTATCATCATGGCGGGACGGGAATAAAATGGAATGTTGTCGCGTACGAGGTTGAAGCCAAGGATCCCGAGTTGCCAACAGATGTTCCGTGGACAATGGTCTTGGGCGACGTCCCGACAAAAACCTATCATTTTCTATTCAATCCTAAGCACTCAACTTTTGAATCAATAACGATGACGCCGCAGGACGCGCTTCTCGCGCATCTTGCGTACATGACAGCGGACCAGACCCGCAACTCGAGCCAGGAACCCAACTTTGCCAGAATTTTCGCAGACTATCGTGGCGCTTATGGCGAAGAGACGGCTCTTGACCTTAAGGCATTGCCTAATAGCGCAGCGACGGTCCTGACTGATGTGGCGCGTTGTCTTGTGTCGGCTTGTCCCGAGGCGGAGCGGGCGGCCCTGTTCAACGACCTGGGTGTGCAAGAGCAGACTGCGGTAATGCGCGCGCTGGCAGCGAAGAAGATCAAACCATCTGAGGCAACTGTAAACGGCAGCTTCCTCGTTGCGGGACCATTCGAAATCATCCGGATGGTCGTTGAAAAACGACCCGACCTTTGCTTCGACGGGAAGATCTGGGATGCCGCTTATGCCGACCTCGATTATGGCGACCCGCAAATCACCGCCGAAGCACGTGCGAGCGTGTTAGCGCGGTATGTTGCACTTGTTGACGACGCGATCTGGCTCTCCAAGCATGACAGCGGGGATCTTTCCAGCAGCACGCGGAGTGAGGTCATTCGAGCTGTCATGTCCCTCGAGTTACTTAAGCCAGATGTTGAGGCGTCTGCATGAAGCACTTCCTCGACGACCGGCGACTCCTGCGTGGTCCATGGCAGGCGTTCGAGCGCGATGTTGCCCGGCTCTTGATGCATGCAGGCTTTGATGACGTGCGCGTTGTTGGCGGCCCTGGCGATCAGGGCGCAGATGTCGTAGGCGTTAAGAATGGCGAAATCTGGGTTGTGCAGTGCAAGCACACCACGACTGCCCCACCCACGAAGCAAGCGGTCCAAGAGGTCGTCGACTCGGGAACCTACTACGGCGCTAACCGAATGCTTCTTGCGACTTCCCGCGCAATTGGTGGTGGTGTCGAGGCTGAAATCGAGCGTTATCGTCGGATCGGAATCAACGTCGAACTACTGGATCCTGCTCGGCTTGCACACCTATCTCAAGAAGTACCAGAGTACGCGAAATCGAGGCGCGAACTCCGGCCCTATCAACAAGAGGCAGTTAGTAAATTTCGTGAGGGCCTCACGGACACCGGACGCGCTCAAGTTGTACTAGCGACGGGTTTGGGTAAAACGGTTGTTATGGCGGAAGTTGTCGCTGACCTTTATCGAGATAACCTAATACGTGACAATCGGGTGCTTGTTCTTGCCGATAAGCGTGAGCTCATTCGGCAATTGCAGTTTGGATTTTGGCATCAGCTGCCAAAGTGGGTTCCTACGCATATGCTTTCGGGCGATGAGACCCCATCGTTCTACGACGGGATCACCTTTGCAACAGTCCAGAGCGTTATTGGACGTATCGATGATTTGCCAAGCTTTGGCTTGGTGCTTATCGACGAAGCACATCATATCGGTTCAACTAGTTTCCGGCGTGCCCTCGATGCGCTGGAGCCACCTATGGTTGGTGGTGCAACGGCCACGCCGTGGCGCGGAGATGGCTTCGACATTGACGAGCTATTGGGTAAGCCACTCGTACGGCTCGGAATATCGGACGGCTTAAGGCAGAAATACCTTAGTGAGGTCGACTACCGATTGCTGGCGGATAATATCGACTGGGGTTTCGTACAGGAAATTTCTTCGCACAACTATTCCCTGAACCAGCTTAACAAGAAGCTTCTGATGCCAACTCGAGACGAGGAGGCGGCCAGGCACATCGTCGAAGTGTTCGGCGGCGAGAAGCGGCGGGGTGGGATTGTATTCTCTCCAACGGTCGATCACGCCGAGAGCTTCGCGGGAACGCTTCGTGGCTACGGGTTGCGTGCTGAGGCTATCTCCTCGAGGCAGGAAGCCCGTGAGCGGGATCGACTAATGGCAATGTTTCGGCGAGGGGATATTGATGTCCTAGCCAGTGTCGACTTGTTCAATGAAGGCGTCGATGTGCCTGATGTCGATCTCGTCGTTTTCATGCGCGCGACGCACAGTCGTCGGATCTTTGTCCAGCAACTCGGGCGGGGGCTCCGCCTGAGTCATGGGAAAGACAAGGTGATCGTAATGGATTTCGTGACCGATCTCCGCCGAGTAGCGGAAGTAATCGAACTTGAGAAAGCCTCCGTCGGCCCCTTGGAAAGGCTGCCGCTCGGACACAATCTCATTAATTTCCGCGATACCTCGGCAGGCAACTTTATGCTTGAATGGATGAAGGATCAAGCTGACCTGATTTTGCGCGAGGGAGACGCGCAGCTTGAAATACCGAAGTTTGAATTCCCAGCAACGCCGCAGCCTGGAGGCGTGCAATGAGCGTGCCTGCTGGCATTCGGCGAGAAATTAAGGAACGATTGTGGTCGGAAGCTGATCGGCTCAATTGGTCCGCACTCTCGGCTTCCGATAAATCGCGTTACTATTCGATGTGGACCGAAACTGAGGCGGTTGGTGGGAAGTTGGGTCAGTACATGGACCCGCGAAAAATCCGCGTTTACATCAAGGACACGCTTCTCAAGTCCTACACGAGGGAGGCCTCAGCCAGCCCTGCGCGCGTTTTTAGGGTGCTCGGCATTGAAGAGACTACGGTCGTCAGTACAACGTTCATCAAGCCGCATGGCTGCCTCCTTCCTGATGGGCGCCAGATCGCCTGGAGCAAGGCCTCCGACTGGAAGCTGACGTTGATGGCTCTTCATGAGCGTGCGTTCGAGGCGGGCGAGCCCTATGCAGCGGTCTTGAGCGAAGCCGCCGCAAGATTCGGGTTGGCTTCGCAGCGCGCGGTTGTCGAGAGCGCAGCGGAGAGGCTTGGCATCAAGAGATTGATTTGGCTGGACTAAATATTCACGCCGAAGCTGGCTCTACGTCGATTTTGTAGCTCTCTAGTCTATGGTGACTCGTGGACATCCTTACACCAGAACAGCGAAGCGAGCGTATGAGCCGGGTTCGCGGCCGCGACACCAAGCCCGAGATGCTGGTCCGCCGTTTGACGCACGGTATGGGGTATCGCTACCGGCTGCACCGACTTGGGCTTCCCGGATCGCCAGACTTGGTCTTCCCGTCGCGCATGAAGGTGATCTTCGTGCATGGCTGCTTCTGGCACCAGCACCTGGACCCTGGGTGCAAGCTTGCCAGGCTCCCTAAATCGAAGCTGGACTTTTGGGGCCCAAAGTTGGAAACGAATAGAGAACGGGATGAGCGTAATCTCGTCCTGCTCGCGGAACTCGGATGGGACGTCCTCGTAATCTGGGAATGCCAGACGAAGAACCGGGAAGAATTGCAGACACGGATCGGGGAGTTCCTGGGATGATGAGATCGGTCGAACTCTTCGTAGGCGCTGGAGGCCTTGGGATCGGCGTAAGCCAAGCGGGCTTCCGACCGGCCGCCGTCATGGACTGGGACCGCTGGGCCTGCGATACCCTTCGCGAGAACAAGGAACGTGGCCTCGATCCGATCGCGCACTGGCCGATCCACGAGGGCGACATTCGACAGTTCGATTTCGGCACGGTGGACGGCACCGTTGACTTGGTGACGGGCGGACCGCCCTGCCAGCCGTTCTCGATGGGCGGACGCCACCGGGCGTTCCTCGATGGCAGGGACATGTTCCCGCAGGCGATCCGCGCCGTGCGCGAGCTCCGACCGAGAGCGTTCATCTTCGAAAACGTGAAGGGGCTCACGCGCAGCAGCTTTGCGAACTACCTCGAATACATCCGTCTGCAGCTGACCTATCCCGATCTCGTTGCCAAGAGGGACGAAGAATGGCTGGCCCACCTCGCGCGCCTCGAGGACCAACACACCAAGGGGACAGAGAAGGGCCTGCGCTATCGGGTGGTGATGCGGGTTCTGAACTCGGCAAATTATGGCGTTCCCCAACGGCGCGAGCGCGTCTTCCTTGTCGGCTTCCGCGCGGACACCGGGATCGAGTGGCACTTCCCGAAGCCCACACACTCGCGAGACGCGCTGCTCTGGTCGCAGTGGCGCGACGAGGTCTATTGGGACCTGCACCGCGTCGCTCGCAAGAACCGGCCGGAAGGTGGCGCGGCCAAGGCGCGGTCTCTGAAGATCGCGGATCGACCTCTGGACGAGCCGTGGCTGACCGTGCGCGACGCGATTTCCGATCTTCCGGATCCAGAACACGCACCGGGCACGGCGCGCGGCTTTCATGACCACAGGTTCCAGCCCGGCGCCCGATCCTATGCTGGCCACACGGGAAGCCCTCTGGACGAGCCCGCCAAGACGCTGAAGGCGGGCGTGCACGGTGTTCCTGGCGGCGAGAACATGCTGCGCACGCCGGATGGCTCGGTGCGCTACTTCACGATTCGAGAGAGCGCTCGCCTGCAAACCTTCCCCGACGACATGGTGTTCCACGGCTCTTGGACGGAGACGATGCGGCAGCTCGGTAACGCCGTGCCCTGCCAGCTAGCCCGGATCGTCGCATCTGGTGTGCGGCACAAGCTCAGCGCAGCCTAGATCGGCACCCCGTGAGCATACTGGCGGTTTTCCTTGTAGAGGATCACGTGGCTAACGAAATAGGTCGCCTGCCAACCAGCGGGCAAGGCCGCTTTGATCAGGACCATGGCGTCACGCAGCGATAATCGACCCCCGGGGATGGTGAGCGGAGCGTCCGGGAGGTCGGGGTGCGGGCGCAACCGAAAGGAATGGCTGCCCTTGGCACCGGGCTCGAGCTCAAACCGCAGCGTGTAAGGCAGGGCGATCTTCAGCGCCACCAACGCTTCGTGGACGGTCGTCTGTCCAGGTTCGAGCACATCAAGCGGAGTGTCGATATCGATCGGGAAGCGTGCGTCAAACCCCTGTTCGGGCTTGTTCGTCGTTTCGCGTTCCCGGCCAGGATCGTTCGACCCAAAGCCGGATCCGTTCCACTCGGAACCGTAGTGGGCAATCACTCTGGACTCGATATCCATCGCGGTCAAAACGAGGATCTGGGCGGCCTTGAACTGGACGTCCTCGGGACGCACATTGCGCCGCTGCTCGAACTTTCTAGCGTGCCTGGCGAGGCGGGTTCGGAGCCCGGCTTCGGCATCGGTCTTTCCGACATAGCGGACCTCGCCGTCATAGATCAGCAGGTACACTCCTTGGGCATCGGGAAGCGCCTGCGCGTTCTGCAGCGAGAGAGGCGCGCTGGCCATGGCATCGAGCGTCGGGACGAGCTGGTTCATGACCGCGCCCATCAAATCCAGCTCGAACGCGATGAAGCCGTCCGCCACTCGTCTCTCCGATTCCCATTCTCCCCCAGATGCCTAGCACGTCGGGACAATCCGCGCACTCCTGCGCGGGCAAAAACTTTCTGGTCAAATTTGAGTTGATCAAAAGCGCTCGGTTAAGCACGGAGAACTTTCTCACAGGTTCTTGGATTGCCGTAGTGTTTCTGCTTGAAGGGGTGGCGGTCGCCTTACGTCCTGTGAACCCCAAGCTTGAAGTGCATCAATTGATCCTTCCACTCGGTCGGGAAGCGCTCCAACACCGACACCAGCGTCACCTCTGGCCCCTGTGTTCCCTCCAAAATCGCCCCGACGAGATCGGGCGAGAGCAGCGTCAGCCGCAGAACACGCGTCATATATGAAGGTGCGATGCCCTCGCGTTCCGCCATTTCTGCGATTGTGGCGAACTCTCCAGACTCCAGCATGCGCTTCCAGCGGAACGCCCGTGCCAGCGCCTTGACCAACGTGTTGTCAGCCTTATGAGTTTTTGATGCTCCTTCCGGCAACTGCATTTCCTTGCGGCCTCCACGCTTCACGCGGCGGAACGGGATGTTCAGCGTGATGGTCTCGGGGATCGGCGTACTGCGTGTCATGCTGCCGTTCCGAGATCAGCCATCATTTCCTGTGCCAGCCCGCTCAGGCCATCCATGCGAAGGCGGACATTGAGGCCATCGGTGCCGATGTCGATCCGCTCGACCAGCAGTGTCGCGATGCGTGTCTGCTCGGCAGGAAAAAGTTCGTCCCACAGTGGGTCAAGACGGGTCAGCGCGTCACGGGCGTCGGCCTCGGTGATCTCGCCGTCCTGTGCGTGTGCTGCTTTACATGTGCCCGCCACAATCTCCGGTTGGCGGAAGACGGCGCGGAGTTGGTTTATGACGGCGGTTTCAATTTCGCCCGCCGGAACACGGCTTACCGGGCATGATCCTGCACCGTGCTTCAAAACCGTCTGGCTGACATAGTAGCGGTAGAGCTTTCCGCTCTTGCGCGTGTGGGTCGGCGAGAAGGAAGCACCATCCGGTCCGAACAACAGCCCCTTCAGCAGCGCGGGTGTGTTCGCCCGGGTGCGGGCGGCGCGCTTGCGCGGACTCTCCTGCAGGATGGCGTGGACGTGGTCCCATGTCTCGCGGTCGATGATGGCCTCGTGTTCGCCGGGATAGCTGTCGCCCTTGTGGACCGCCTCGCCGATGTAAGCGCGGTTGTTCAGCAGCCGGTAGATGTATTTCTTGTCGATCCGGTTGCCGCGCGGCGTCCGGATGCCGCGCTCCGCGACCGCTCTCGCCAATTTCGTGCCCGATCCTATTTCGAGGAACCGTGCGAATATCCAGCGGACGTGGGCGGCATCGGCATCCTTTATAATCAGCTTACGGTCCTTCACCTCGTACCCGAGGGGTGGGCAGCCGCCCATCCACATACCCTTCATCCGGCTGGCCTTGAATTTGTCACGGATGCGCTCTGCGGTGACCTCGCGCTCGAACTGTGCGAACGAGAGCAGGATGTTCAGTGTCAGCCGCCCCATGGAGGTAGTTGTGTTGAAGGACTGGGTGACGGAAACGAAGGTCACGCTATTCTGGTCAAAGATCTCGACCAGTTTGGAAAAATCCATCAGCGAGCGGGACAGGCGATCGATCTTGTAAACGACGACGACATCGACCAGCCCGTCCTCGATATCAGTCAGCAGCCGTTTCAAGCCGGGACGCTCCAACGTGCCGCCGGATACGCCACCGTCATCATATTGATCGCGGACCAGCACCCAGCCCTCGGAGCGCTGGCTGGCGATGTAGGCCTCGCAGGCCTCCCGTTGGGCATGCAGGCTGTTGAACTCCTGTTCCAGCCCGTCCTCGGAGGATTTCCGGGTATAGACGGCGCAGCGCAGTTTTCTGACAAGGGGTTTGGTCATGCGCCCCTCCGATGGTTTTTCAGGCCAAAGAAGACCCAGCCGTTCCAGCGCGTGCCGGTGATCGCACGGGCGATGGCCGACAGCGACTTGTAGGGCCGTCCCTGCCAGTCGAAGCCGTCGGCGGTTACGGTGACGACCTGTTCGACGCCCTGCCACTCGCGGATCAACCGCGTGCCGGTGATGGGCATCAGATCGGCGCGGATCCTGCTTTTCTTGCGATCACCGCCATCCAGTTCTTCGCCAAGCCGTTCCAGCCGCCGGATCGTTTCGGGCTTCAGCCCGCCATAGGCCAGTTCTTGAATGCGATAGGCCAACCGGCTTTCGAGATACCGACGATTGAATAGCGGTGGCTCGCTGCCGAACAACGCGCGCCATTGCAGCTTTAACTCAGGTGTTGGGGTTGTCTTCAGCGCCGCCAGGCGGGCAGGGATGGGATCGGTCATGCTATTCTCCGTTTTGAGGTGGTTGCATGAGCGCTCTGGTTGGGTGAGTTGTGTAGCGGAAATTCTCCATCCTTCGCAGATACTTGGCCTGCATCTCTCATGTGCAGCCGGACCACCCCAAGCGCCAGAATGTGGCAGAGTTCAGCACGGCGATCCATCGGGGTAAGGTGTCGAGGGTTTAGAGGGTTAGGGCGTTTGGACTGCAAAGAATGGGTCATTTGAACCGCAACCCCCGAATTCCCCGTCCGGAACTTGTCCGTCCATCCATGTACCCGCGTGTCTTGAGTTCCTTGATGATGCTGCGTTGGGTCCATCGGGACAGGCCTTGGAGATCGGCCCACCCATTGAAACGCTGGGCGATACTCTGCCCACTTACAAAGCCGCTTGCATCATCGCAGGTCTCGTCGCCAAGAAACTGGCCAATAATGTCTTCCTCGTCGAAGTAATCCTGTGAGGCTTTCGTCAGAATGCCTGGGACATCGAGGCCGCGCCGCTGCCAATCCAAAGCACCATCGATGCACCACCGCAGGATCTGCGGGCCTTCCGACCGCAGCGTTGTCTCGAGTAATTTATCCTGTCGCTCGGGTGGGATGGTGACCGTGAAGGGAACGAGGACGACGCGGGAGCGGATGGCTGCGTCAACACCACGGAAGGAGGGCTGGATGTTGCCGGCAATCATCAACGTCAACTGCGGGTCGAACTCGAAGAAATTCTGCCGCATAAACCGCGCGGTCATGCGATCTCCGCCTGTCAGATCCTTGATGACGGCCTCGTCCCACGTTTTGCCACGAGGAAGCTCGGACGCAATCGCAAGGCGGGCCCCGCGGAGACTTGCGATATCGGTAGGATGGCGTTCTGTTTGGCTGGCGAGGAACGTCGACGCAGCAACCCTCCGGCCGTAGTCGCCCCAGATGTTCAGCAGGGTATTGAGAAAGACCGACTTTCCGTTTCGGCCTGAACCGTGGAGGAACAGGAGTTTGTGCTCCCGCGTTGAGCCGGTCAGGGCGTATCCTGCCGCCCTCTGCAGGAACGCAATGATCTCGGTGTCGCCGGCCATGATTTCGTCGAGGAATTGCACCCAACGCTGTGGCCCTTCGCCAGGACTCGATGGGCTGAAGGTCGTCAGCCGACTGATCAGGTCAGATCGACGTGCTGTCCGTATCTTTCCGGTGCGAAGATCGATTGTGCCGTCCGGGGCCCCGAGCAGGAAATGGTCGCGATCGAAATCGTCGGCATCGGCGATAGATGCGGGGTTGGCACGGGCGAGATTGGCCACTGCCGAAACAGAAGCGTTGCTTTTCAGCTGATCGATCCGTCGCCGCGTTGCGCCGGATGCTGCAGGGCCATCTGCCGGGAGCAGTTCCTGTGCCTTTGCCCGGAGAAATTCTCGAGTACGGGTCAGATATTCGAGGCGGGTGTCTTGCCGCCAACGATTACCCGACCAGAAATACCAGCCCTCCTGGCTTGCCACGAACTTTGCATCGCGATCAAAGCTGGTCCGTCCCAGTTCGAGCGCCAGTTCATCCTGCGAGAGATCAAGAGTTGCCTTTGAATTGTTCGTGTTCTTCGGATTTGCAGCTGGTTTGACTGGCGTGCGGGAATTCGAATTACGCGTTTGAGCAATGGATGCAAGATTCGCACGTTTGCGACGCGCATAGTGTGCAACTGTCCTGAGGGTTATTCCACCATTTGCATTGAACCCGGACCATTTTGTGCTCACTTCTCCGGGCTTGTACTTGCCTCCGCGCCTGGACCAGGCGTCTGCGATCTCCAAACCATGGCTGCTTCCGCCGAAGTGATGATGCAGTCCCTGCAGAACTTCGATCCAGCCATCGTAGCCTTCGCCATCCGGATCGATCCAGCTGAGCAATTCCGCGACCTCGTCGTCCACTGCCGCTTGCGTCAGTGGGAGCCACTCCCGTGGCTGGTCGGTATTCGCGGTTTGCCCAGGAAGCCAGTCGGGACGTGGTACCGGGTGCCGCCCGTCAGCCACGCAATACGGCAAGCCCTGAAAGTTCGACGGTGCGAGTAGGATATATCCGTTGAACTTGATGTCGACGCCATGGCAGAGACGGCCGGGAAAAATGTCACCGGGGTTCGTTCGAAAGACGTAGTGGCGTCCACCTCTTGGGCTGGTCTGTACGAATGTATCGGGTAGGTGCTTGGAACGGATGAACTCGTCCCAGAGACACTCACTCTTGTAAAGATCAGCGTCGATGGCCACGAGACCGGATGCTGATAGGCTCAGACCGATATTGGCATCTGGCCAGCGCTCCCACCACGACTGCACCAGCTGCGCATCCCGGCTTGCGCCCTTGAAGCCATTGGCAAGCAGATGACTGGAAGTCCCATTGGGCAGCTGGCCCTTCGTATCGCGGCGGAGCGGAAAGATGTGCCAGCCGAGGCGTGCATAGCCAAGGGCCGCTAGCAGTAGTCTCGAGGAGGCTGTCATGCGGTCCCTCCCTCGGTTTTACGCTCAGCTTCGAAGGCCAGAACGTCCGGACGCGGGTAAAGGACACGACCGCCAATCTTCAGCCAAGGCGGTCCATGACCATCCTCCCGCCATCTCTGCAGGGTACGCGGCGTTATGCGCCAATGTCTGGCCAGTTCCTTTTCCGTCAGCCGGTCAGGCAGGGCGGGTATTTTGTTCGGGGTATCGAACTCCATGTCGGTCTCCATCGCTTGATGGATGACACTTGGATGGTCGCTTTGTTGGCCGTCCCTCGTCCAACTGTTGTTGAACCTACGTTGATGCGACTTTCAGCGCCCAGAAACGAGGTTTAGGCTGATAAATGTAACGATCCTTGATGATCTCGTCCCAGTCCTTGCCGAACGCGGCCTGAGGGCTGTTGGAGCCGGTGTGTTTAAAAAGCTCCCCCGTCCTGACACCAATTTCACCGCGACGCTGCGCTGTCAGAAGTTTCCTGACTGCTGTCACGCGCGCCGCCCCGACAATCGTCCAGGGATCCTGGCCCGGGACCTTGAGTACCCCCAAATCGTCCGTGCCGGTGAGCTCGACCCCGGAATCGGCGACGCCATTATTTTTGGCCTCGAGCCAGAGCTGCTCAAGCCGTTCGGCATCCATTTCTTTGTGTTCACTGTTCAGAAGTTCGCGGAGGTTCAGGACGATGTGCCTTCCTATGAACCCAACCCGCGGTGTCCCCGGCGCGAGGACAAGGCTTTGATGACTCTGGCTGCGGAGTGATCGGATCACCTTCTCAAGTTTGTCGATATTGCCAAAGCTCTCCCAGAGGTAGACCGGATGGGTCTCGCCAGCAATCACCCCATCGCCGAGTGCCGTCAGTCCATGCTCGAGCGGCTCCGGACGGCTGGAGAGTTCCAACGGTCGCAAAGTTTTCACGAGTTCCTCGCGCACGAAGCCGCGATTAACGGTCCAACTGAGAAGCGATTCAAGATCCTGTTGAAGCTGTACGTCATCGGGATCCAACCCGAGAATGGCCGTGCCTCGGCCCGGATCCGGTCTGACATGAGCATCGTAGGGTCCGATTTCGTCGTCCTCGATCAGAACTGTGCTGGCAATCGTTCGCTGCTTCAGAAAAGACAGTCTGGTCAGACGCGAGACATCGGCGTTGATCTCGCGAAGCTCCTGCGACCCTATTCGATCCTGCTCATGTCCCAGAAGGTCCAGGAGAGTGTCGAGCAGTTCAGCGATATCGCTCTTTGAAGGCGCTTCTGCAATTGAAACCACACCGAGGGCCATTAAAAGCTCGAAGCCAAGCTCCCGGTCTTCTGGGGCGAGGTTCGATTGAAGATCAGACCGGTTGTGGTTGCTGATCTTGAAACGCATTTTCTGTTCACCCCGGTCGGGGACGCTGCATCGCAGAAACAGTTCGACGTCGCATATGAACGGTCTGCCAAAGCTCGACCCCAATCCTGCAAGAACACGCTTCACGATCTTGTCGATCTCCTCGCCCGGCTGAGCCGTAACGGTGATCTTGCGATCGTAGTCGCCCAAGGCGAAACGCGCTTCTGTGACGCACAGTTCGGTAATCCGATCCGCCAGTGTCTCAGGGATCTCCGGCGTAAGGTTTTGTGCGAAAGGCCGGAGGTCGTAATTCCTTTGCCTAAGCGGCCGTTCGGAAAGTTCTTCGCCGAGGACATTTGAGGCAAACACAACGACCGCTGCCTTTCGATCCGCCCAGTCACGACCGCAGACCTCAATTCGGCCGATATCGGGCTTGTACACGATGATCAATTCATGGGCGGGGCGATATTCGATGAAATCCACACCCTTTTTCGCATCGAACGTCGTCTGATTTGCCAAGGCGCCACCGGTCGTGATCGCAAGCATGACTTCCCTGCTGGAATGCTCGGTATCGGCAAGTTCGGTGCACTCGATCACGCAGCCATCTTTGAGGTTCAATTTCTCGGTGATCGTGTTCGCGAGGGCGTCGAGGTCAATCATGTTGGCCGATACCGGAACCGGTGAATGCAGATCGTGCGCTTCGTAGACCGTTCGATGCTCCCGGTAGCTTCGGAGTTGCATGGCCCGTTCTACGTGGCGGAGCAGGACGGGTTTGCCGCAGTACGACCAGGCTGCCCTTGCCAGCGGACCGGCCTGATCCTCGAGGTCTGCGCGGCAATCAAAATCAATTCCGTCAGAAATGCGAAGGTGCAGCGCGTCTGCTCTTGGATTGTCGAGCCGGGTCAGCCGCCGCGCCTCTCGCTCAAGAACCTGCCGATCGGATGGGTGCAGACTGCAAATAAAGCTGTGAAATTCCGGTCTGGTCATGGGAGGGGACCCTGGCATTGCAGCATCCCCCCGAAGGGTGAGAAAGGATTGCGCCAGCGCCAGAGCGGCAAGTCGTCCTTCGGGCAAGTCCCGAATGATACGAGAGAGTTGGGGTGACCCGATGATTGCTTTCATATTCAATTGTTGCACCGTCTCTCGGATATGAAATGCAGTCAGAATAGGCAAAACGTTCGCGGAATCCAAACCTGGAACTGCGGAACGGACGAAAGGCCGGAATACAGGAGTAACCGGAGTAGCCCTCTGTTCCCGCTGCTGCCAATGACAAAAATGACAGTCTGCAGACTATCCACCGTATAGGATCCAAAACTTCCATACGTGGGATAATAGGCAAACTGTCATTTTTGTCATTCTGATCCGGCCACAGGTAATTGTCCGGCGCTATGAGGCCCCACTGGTGCGTCAGCACCAATGAAATGCGCTGAGAATTTGTTCTGGGTGCTGCCGTAACGCTATCGACCCATGTCGGTTCTTTACATAAAGTAGCACAATTACAATGCTTTAAGAAGTTTGCTACAATACTTGCATGAGCTCTGCATGTGGCAGGCTTAATTCCAGAGGGGGTTGCAGTAATGGCCGAGGGCGCCCGCACAATAGTCCACCGTCCACTCGCCGATCTGATCCCCTATGCCAACAACGCGCGCACGCACAGCGAGGCGCAGGTGGCGCTGATCGCGGGCTCGATCCGGGAGTTCGGGTTCAACAACCCGGTGCTGGTCGATGGCGCGAACGGCATCATCGCGGGGCATGGCCGGGTGCTGGCGGCGCGCAAGCTGGGACTGGACCGCGTGCCGGTGATCGAATTGGCCCATCTGACGGAGGTGCAGAAACGGGCCTACATCCTTGCCGATAATCGGCTGGCAGAGCAGGCCGGATGGGACCGCGACCTGCTGGCGCTGGAGGTGGGCGCTCTGTCCGAACTGGAGATCGACCTTGGATCGCTCGGCTTTGATGCGCTGGAGATCGACGCGCTGCTGGAGCATGGCGCAGGTGATCCGCGTGAGGAGGCGACGCCGGACCCCCCGGCAGATCCGGTCTCGCGTTTGGGTGATCTGTGGTGCCTCGGGGGGCACCGGCTGCTCTGCGGCGATGCGACCTCAGCGGCGGACGTTACCCGGCTTCTGGATGGGGTCACACCGCATCTCATGGTCACGGATCCGCCTTATGGCGTGATGTACGATCCGGGCTGGCGCAATGAGGTTGGGGCCGCAAAGACGAAACGCACCGGCAAGGTTGCCAATGATGACCGGGCGGATTGGCGCGCGGCCTGGGCCCTCTTTCCCGGCGAGGTGGCTTATGTCTGGCACGGGGCGCTGCACGCCACCACCGTGGCCGAAAGCCTTAGCGTGTCCGGATTCGAGATCCGCAGCCAGATCATCTGGGCCAAGGAGCGCCTTGTGCTGAGCCGTGGCCATTATCACTGGCAGCATGAACCCTGCTGGTATGCGGTGCGCGGCACGGGGCATTGGTCGGGGGATCGCAAGCAGTCGACGCTGTGGTCAATCCCGAACCGCGATCAGGATGCGGCCACCGTGCATGGCACGCAAAAGC